AGTCTGCCTAAAAAGTCTTGCGGATCATAACTACCAGCATGCCATAAGCCACCGATAGTAATGTCGACGTTTAGTAACTCTGCCATATACTTTAATTGTATAACAGTAGGGTTCCAAGCATCAGTATAGAGAAAATAGTCACCGTTCTTAACAGATCCATTACAAAACATTTCTCCAATAGTTTCTAGTTGTTTACTCTTGTAAACATTAGTCCCGCCAAAGTTAAGAAATGCCCCAGGCGTTGTAGCCTGAGGTGTTTCTCCGCCACTGATAACAGTGACATCTTCATTAGTAGCATGCCGTAGTTGCGACGGAAGATAGTCTTTCCATTGCTTAGTATAGCGGGTATCCACAGCTTCAATGTCTACTATGAAGATTGTCATTTAATTACTCCGGTTAAATTGTTTGCGTGGTCGTTGCACAAAGTCTTTGCCGCCATTACGTGCTTTAGCTCGCATCCAACCTTGCCATTTTTTATAGGCATCCCAAGAATGGGTGCCCTCTTTATAAAGATCTTTTTCATTAAAGACCTTCCCTTCAAAGCGACAGTAGTCGCGAAACTTGTCCAAATCGTCAAAAATTTTATTGACAGGGGGAAAGCTGTAAGCCATTTTGATTTTCTCTCTTTTATCAATTGGAATTAGGGTAGTAAATTGAACAGCCGTTTTCGTTGTCTTCTGCAACGCTAATCTCTACAAACCGGCCGGGATATTTGTTAGAGATCTTTTCGTATAGTTCGTCCGCAATCATCTCGCACGATCTATGATTTGAAATGAGCACTTCGTTCTCAGTTGAGGGAGCGTCACTATAAAGTCTTTCAAGCCATCTTTTGAATTGGATGAACTCGATGTCTCTATCATCGTGGAACACCTCGATACGCACCCTGAAGTGAAATATATGACGATGAGGCACGCCAAGAAACGACACATCGTCCCAATCACCTGTTGCCAATTTCGGGTCACTATCTGCTCCTGGGTACATGTGTACACCTTCTTTATTAAAGGTTACCCATATACTTCTTTGTGCATTATTTAGTGCATTTTCTTTTGCCATTTTTGCGTCCTCTTCTCTCATTCTACGTCCCATATAATTATGATACGATTCATGTCTTTCAGTCATACTATTATTATACTTTCACTTTAGAACTTTGTCAAGGCCATATTTGCCCCAATCGGTAAATTTTTCTCTATCCATTAAATCGTGTAAGCTATGACACCAAACGCCTGGATTAGATGCTTTAAAATCTTTGTCGTCGATTTTAATCATTGTGTTGTAGTTCCACTGTTTAACGTAAGGTATTACAACTCTTAACTGTGGAATAAAGTTATCATGCTCTATTAAGCCGCCATCTAAAAACCATTCAAGATTAATAGTGCTAGGGATGTCTAAACTGCACATAATACCTTTGTCTAAAAACGCACGAATAGTTAAGTCCCAGTCTTCAAACTCATCTGAGGTAACTGGCTTGTAACTGTGATTAGCACCAAAGAAGATATGTTCGCATTGTTCTTCTTTGTAGAAATCCATAATATCATGAAAGCTCTGAATGCCAGTAACGAACAATGTCTTCATGCCAAACGCAGGAGTCTTTTCAACTTCTACACCTGTAAAGAAAGTAATGTCGTTTGCTTCGCCTGTGTCGTAATCTCGTTTCATTCTAAACCTTTTTGTATTAGATATAAATTAATTCGATGCATTTCATCTTTTAAATAAAGTTTCATTGTTTTCATTCTACGAACTTCGTCAGTAATCGTTTGATTATTAAAACGTTCAATTAACTCGTCGTCAAGTTCTCTGTGCTTACGTTCTAATTCTGCGTAGTGGGCACGAAGTTTGTCTTCCTCATTTTCATAATTGCTCATCCTCGAGGTTCTCCAATTTAGTTTCATCTAATTCTTCATCATCAACAACAACAGTTTCTTCAAATTCAAACAATGCATTAAAGTGTGTACTAGCATTCACTGTCTTTTTACCAATAGCACCTCTAGTACCCGGAATAGCCATCCAGAACTTTGTGTACTTTTCAATTGTTTCTAATGACTCTTCTTTAGTTGTTTTAGAGAATATTTCTTCCATAACATCTCTAAACAAAATACGGTCAAACTTTTCATCTACAAGCATCTTAGGTATAACACCGGCATCGTACTGTCTATTTGCTTCTTGTACAGCATTAATGTGTGTCCATACATTATGACCCATTTGAATAGCATAACTAAAACTATCCCAACTTGTTGAATCTTTCTTACGTACAATTGGTTGTTTGTTTTCGTCAAGCACAGGATCATCATTTTTATCTAGTTCAACTTCGCCTGCACTTACTTTAGGTGTTCCGATTTTATTACGATCACCCTTTTTATATGTACAAATGTCATTAACTAATAGTCCGTCACTTAATGGCGAGTCTTCGAAGGTTTTAAAGATTCCGTCTTGTAGTGTTGCATCTTTAAATGTACGTGTATCAGATGCATACTTTAGTTCGTCTACACTAGGAACCATTCGATATGTCCACTTACCTCTATCCGGTGTTTCAACTGACGTGTATACTTGTCCATTAGCAGTAGCTAAGAACGGACTTGCACAATCAAATGTAAGCATCATAGTGGGGTTATAGTACTTGCGTATAGCCCGCTGTACGTCTGTTAGCAAGCAAGCCCACTCTAGTTTACTTGTGCCTAAGAAGTGCATTACATCGTGTATACCGCTTTGTAGTAGCCCGTCATAGTGCAATGCAACAATACGTTTGAGTACTAAGTGTACATCGCACATATTCTGACCACCCATTGACCACCCATTAAAGTGTTTGTCTGGATACTTAACTGGATCACAATAGTCTTTCATTTGCTCATACCAGTCATCTGCGTCTGCGTGATTCTCACCCTGCAATACGTTTAATAACTTACAAGCACCTGTTCTATGTTTCATCCAATAGTCGTTGTTAATACGTGTTGCTACTACTGCTTCTTGATACGTACTTATACCAGTTGCCTTGGCACCTGCTGGTGAACGTGCAACCCACGCCGGAATATCAAGTATCATTCCGTAGTCCATATATGCATCCATCCAACGTAACACTCCGTCACGTTTCTTTTGTGCTTTAGGACAATTAGGATCTTTCCAATCACCTTCCCAAACACCCTTACCAATCTGGAAGCCTCCGCTGTCGCCTAGCAACCAAGTATTTTCTCTATCTCTATTCCGAACCATATCTTCTTTAGGTACAATTTTAGTTGTATCTAAGTCAGCGTGTCCTGCACTATAAAGGCACCACTTGTATGTGAATGCCCCTTCTTGTGCATTAAGATAGTTTAAACTTTCGACATTGTTTTGAAAGTTACTTGGAATACGGTTGTCAGGAACATAAGGACCGTCGACAGGATCAGGATAACGTTGCTTGCCTACATAAGTAGCATAGAAGCCACTTAGTGCAGGTAAGAAATGTGCGTAATCTTGTTGCGCTGTTGTTAGGTCTTTGTTCATAGTTACTTGCTCTGCGCTGGCAAGATATAGTCGTACTTAACCATACCACTGTCTACGGCAATTTTCATTGCACCTTGATCACTAATACTCATAGTAACGTCACCGTCTAAGTTTAGAATTGCTTGTACTTGTGCTACAGGCCAACTCCAAGTGTGTTGTAACTTACCTTCAATACCGTGTTGGAATACAAATTCGCCTGCGTGTGTACTTGCATCACCGAAACTAAACACTAAGTTACCATCTCGAGTCTTTACGTTAAATGTAGGTTCTTCGGAATGTGCTGCACTCATAAGTTTCATACGTGCAATTGATGCCTGCGATGGATCAACTTCAACTTCCCACGTTGCACCTTTAAACTTAACAGTTTTTAACTTCTCTTCGATAATTGCTTTGTTCATAAAGCGATAATCATTTTCAAAGTCACCTGCTGCGTTTTCAAAGTGAATGTGTGTTGGAATAGTTTCGCCGTTGCGTTCTGCCTGTATAACATCAATTTTAGCATCTGTTTTGTATTCAGGGTTTTTCAAATGTAATGCTAACTTGTCTAAGTTAGGCATACCAAATGTGCCTACAAATTCATTTACTTTATTGTGTGTTGATGCACTTAAAATAACACTACGGTCTTCAGCCATTGAGTCAATTTGTGTGCCTTCGTCGTTACTAATTTTAACTATTGCTAAAAAGCCTAGTGCGTGTGTATGTGCAACTACGTCTTGTAAGATATCTTTCATTTATTTTTCTCCATTGTTAGTTAAATTATACTGCCTAATTTGTTTGTTGTCAAGCATTTTATAAGGGTATTTAGGTTTTTCTTTTCAATCATAATTCTTTTAGAAGTTGCCAAGTGTCTTTCCAGTTATTAACTTGATGTGAAAAACCTAGTTGGTACTTCTTTAGTGCATCTGCTAACGGTTTATCATTGCCTCCTTCGAACATTGCATCACCGTAAAAGTGTATTGTGTCGTTATCTTTAAAGTCTTTTAATATTTGACTTTTATCTAATCCACGAGGAGCAATATCAATACCGGTATCCCCGCCTACAGTTGCTTGTAATTCAGGAAACATTATATTAAACGAGTTTGCTATTGTATTTCGTTCTTCTTCAAATGAATCGTATTCTACATACTTTGCACGTTCTTCGGCATTAGCATTACGACCTACAACACTAAAATTTACTAGTCCAGAACGTTCTTCGATATGATTTCCTGTGCGTAGATCAAACAAACTTTCATACTCGCAACTAATTAAAAATGTTCTTGCAAGGTCAGGCAATTTCCAATCACTTGATCTTATGTTCTGTTCGCCTTCATAAACATCACCACCTGAACAGTTGTAAACACGTTTACATAAGTTATAAGTTCCTTCACTAATCTGTTCTACTGTTTTAGGTTTATCACTGCCAGTAACTAAGTATACATCATTCATTAAACAGAAACTGTTAAAGAACGCTTTAAACTCTAGATCAATAATACCACGACTAGGTGTTAGTGTACCGTCTACATCAAATATAAATTTATTCATCATTATGATAACTCTTAAGACAGATTGCTTCTTGATAATCTTCAAAATACGTATCGAATAATGCCAAATGACATTCTTCTACAGTATCATAAGAATCAACTGCTGTGTACTTTAATTCACCTTGGGTCATACTAAGGATTAATAGGAACCACATTAATTTTCTCTCTCTGTTACTCGTTTACGTAAATCACTTGAACTAAATCTATGATCTCTTTTGTTAAAGTATAATTCAATATCACGGCGCCTACAGATATCTTTACCTGTAAAGTCTTTGTCGCGATACTCTTCTCCTAATACTCTAACATCAATATTGTACATTGTCAAGATATCTTCTAGGTCTTGCTCTGTGCCGTATGGAATGATTTCATCTACATAACTAATTGCTTTAAGTTGCGTATAACGCTCGACAATAGTTTGAATAGGTGCGTTTTTTTCTGGACGATCATTACTAGGATCTACTTGTAATCCACATATCAAATAATCGCACTGGTCTTTTGCTTCACGTAACATTTGTACGTGTCCTGCGTGACATAAGTCAAATGTTGAACAAGTAAATCCTACTTTCATTTTAGTCCTCGTAATTTTCTGCTAACGATCTTAATAGCTGTATTAGCTCTTCGATAGTATTTAGGTCGTTGGCATTATCTGTATCAATTTCTGCCTCAACTTTAATTCTCATATTATTCTCCGAAATCAAACAAACTTGTAAACGTATTGTGTCGCTTGGTATCTTGTAACGGATAGTTAAGCACACCAATTAAGTTGTCTAGTTTGTTATCAATAATTGTCTCCGCCATAGCTGCATCATCAAACGGTAGTTCTTTGAACCACTGTGGGATACGCATCTCATCTGTAGGATATGCAACACTTGTATATCCCAGCGGATTCTGTTTTAATTTACAAACAATAACTTTCATACCGTCAACGATCTCTTGCGAATATTTGTCGCCGTTCATACGTTTTAGTGTATTCCAGTTAATGCTTGCCCTTACGTGGCCTGGCATATTTGCCTTGCCTTGTTTTTCTTCTAAGCGTCGATAGTGTCCGACTTTGTTTGCACGTTTCGGACTACCTTTCTCATAACCAGGCCGTTCGTGGAATTGTTGACGGAACTCTGTGATACGTTCAAGCACATCACTTTGCGGCTTATCTGTAAGTACCATAAGCAAAAGTTCACTTAAAAACTCTTGCATAAACACAGGCGTATCTGATCTACGCAAGTCTAAGCCCATTGCTTTAACTTTACCAGCCTTACCGTCAATATCTGTTCTAAATCCTTCGTTGTCAATTACTAGAGCTGCATAACGCTTTTTAGTAATAAACAAGCCCGACTGTGCAATGATTTCACGTCCTGCCGCAATAACATCTGACCTGCTCTTTGGACAATGAAATGCCTTCATCATAAAGTCTGGAAAAGTTGTATTTGCTTGTTCACACACTTGATCCATAAGTGTAATGCACTTTTCTTTTGACCATTCCAGCTTTCCGCTGTTAACATCATCTTTAAGTATTGGCCAAGCACTAAAATAACAAGAGTCAGTGTCGCCGTAGATCATTGACTTACCTACGTGATCATATGTGCCTGTAATAACGTTGTTAACTTCTGCACTCATATGTTTAACAATAGTACGTCCTGTAAGTGTAGTACTTTGTCCGATACGTTTGTCAAAGAATCTACAACCTGGATTAAGAATAGCACCATACAAACTGTTAAGCAAAATCTTCTTAACTAGTTGTCGCTTGTCCCAATACTCGATCTCTACAGCATTGCCTGCATCCTTTGCTTTCTTTAGCTTCTTTTGCAATTCTTTACGCTCGGCATACCAACGCTTTAAGATACCTGGAATAACGCCTTCAAACTCTGTTGTAAAGATTGTACCGTTTGCACTAAGCATCCAAGGCATATTACTATCAAACACTAGCTGATAAATTTCAGCACCACTTAGAACGTCACTACGCCCGTCTTCCCAATCAATACTTAATGCAACGTCACGTTTTTGCTCCATAACTGCTTCGTATTCTTCTGTACTAAAACGTCCTTCCCAACTACCAGCAAAGCTCTTTTTCTTTAAAGTCATATCTTCGTGTACACGAGCATCACTAATCACAGGACGTATTTGTCCTATTACAGTTTCCGGAGCCATATTTAATGCACGAATGACTGAAGGATACAGTGAGTTCAAATCCATTGAAGCAATCCATTTGTGCAAACCTTTCTTAGGAAACGCAACATATGCACCGGCTGCTTGTGTGTTTTCCTCATCACGCTGTTTGCGATTAGGAACTTGTAAGCCTCTATGATGTGCTTCGTTAATAATACCTTGCTCCGTAACAGCAACAGCACCCATTGTAGTTTGAATAAGAACTGTGTTCTCGTGTGCAATAGTATTAGACAAGTCAATAAAGCGTAGCTTCTTGTCTAGTTTGTCAAGCAGTGCAGTATCTTGAATGTTATATTCAATAAACTTACGGAAGTCTTGATTGTATAACTGATCTAGCGTACCTTCGTACGCAACTTTGTTCTCACCTACTTCAATCTCACCAATAGCATCTAGACGATAACTATGGCGTTCTTCATATGTGTATTTGCGATATAAATTAAGACTGTCTAAGTGTACACGCCCTACTAGATCAAATGTTTGACTTTCCTTGCCAAACTTTTCGTACATACGCTTCTTAGGAAGTTGTCCCCATAAGCAGAATCTACGTGTGTCATCTTTGCTTAGTACTCTAGCAGTTCTGTTTACAGTATACGGAATATCATAACCTTCACTGTTCCAACCACTTAGTACGTCACTGTCTTCAATTAACGTTAAGAAAGTATCAATCATTTCACTTTCTTTTTCAACTAGCATTACATTGTCTATACCTTCAACTTCTTTACGTGCTTGCTCCATAGTAAGTGTCTTTGGAGGTACAGCAATACATATCATAGTGTCGAGCCACTGTAAATATACACTAATACTTGTAATAGGCATAAACGGATCACTAGGATCAGCAAAGCCACGTTCTGGATCAAAGTCGGTCTCAATATCAAAAAATGCAACGTTTAGTTTAGGTGCATCTGCGTTAAGATAGTTATCACTCAAACATTGAAAAATAGGATTAATGTCACTTTCAAACAGTTCTTTGTCTCTGTTAATAGCAACTTCTTTGCGGAAGTCTTTTGTACTCTTACATACAATACGACTTAGGGGGTCACCGTATACACTTTTGTACTTGCCCCTAGGGTCTTTATAAAAAAATGTATATTTAGATTGATATTCACGGTAAATTCTTTTACCATCTTTGCGTTCAACAGCTCGAATGATATCGGCGTCGCGATCAAAGAATGCGTCTACGTAGCTCATTTATTCTCCTTCGTTGCTTATGGCCAACTTAACCTTCTACATGCCTAGCTAATAGCTATTGGCGTATTATTAATTATAGCACAAATAGTTGTATAAGAGCAAGACAATTCATTACTACAAACCAACTACACAGTACTATTACAAATGCTGCTTGCCTAATTACTGCACTAACAACACCTAATAGACTTCCTACCAAATACATAGGTACAAATATCTTTGTTGCTGGATCTAAGATAGTAAATGTTAGAACAGCACTTGCACCAATTAGCAGTACTGCTTCTATCATTTCACAGTAGAACGCTACAGGACTAGTTCTGTAACTGTTCTTGAAAAACTCTGTAATCTTATCAATCACTTATCTTTGCCTACCGTAACAACAAGTGTTTCCAAATCGTCAAATTCATCAGCAACTCTATCCCAGTCACCTTTTTGTGCAATTTTAATTGCTTTGTTAATCATTGATGGCTTAATATCAAGTTCTTCAGCTACAGCCTTTACTGTTTCTTTTAGACCCATATTTAGATCCTCAATTTCTTGTAGTACTGTAACACCTTCGTTAACAAGTCGTTCTAGTTTGGCCTTCTCTTCAGCCCCGTATGTGCGATCACTCATAAGTTTCTCCTTTAATTTATATACATTGTACAGGATTTATTGTTGTTTGTCAAGAACTATTTTGGCTTTATAGGCTTCTTCAAACCCTTCTTCGTGGATATAACTTTCATTATTTCCCCAAAGTCGTTTGAAGTAGCCGTCGGCACAAGCAATGATAGTTTCATCATTTGTTCCTAAGTGGCCTTTGGTCATATAGAATAACCGACATGCTTCTTTAAGTTCTTTTTCTGTCATCACGTATTTAGACCTTATACTATAGGCAATCGTAATTGTTGGTTAAGATTTGTGTTTTGCTAGTGCTTTGTAAAGTTGGGCTTTGATTGATGATTCGTTGGCATGTATTGCGGCTTGTTGTTTTTTACGCATAGGATGTCCTTTACCGTGGATACCTTTCTTACGTCCGTCACCTTCTTCAACACCGTCTTTCTTTTGTATTTTAGATAGCGTTTTTTGCATAGATATAATTTGTGATCTAAACATTGGATTTGTGATAAGTTCTGAAAATAATGCAACGTATGGTTTAATAACATCACGTTCTCTTTCAGATAGTATTTCGCCCGAAGCGGCTTTTTTAAGTCCGATAGCAATCAATGCACTTTCGTCCATTTCTGGGTCTATTGCACCACCTACAGTTGACGCCGCAGGTGTCAGTGCTCTTACGTCTATATCTTCTTCGCCGACTAGTTTATCTTTTAAAGGGTGCGTAGTACGCTTCGGTTCTGCTGTAGGTATAGGATCACTGCCTTTAGCTTGTCCTGCACTTCCAGTTTTTTGTGATTCTGTTATTCCTGCTAATTTAGCAAAATCTGATACATTATCAATGCCTAACGGCATTGATCCTTGTGGTACTTGTACACTTTCGGTTATGTAATCTTTTGTTGGGGGAGCATCTGGAGCCGGAGCGTTAGCCATTTGTAACAATGCTTGTTTATCTGCTGCTGGGTCTGAAGGAAATAAGTCCTTCATTTTTGCACTTAGTTTGTAAAAGTCGTCCATGTTAGGCATCGCCCTTTACTCTGTGACAACTATCTCCTTTACCTCTACGATAGCCTTTCCAGCATACTTTACCATGACTGCCCTTTTTCTTTTCTTCGTCAAGTGTAGTATAACTTGGATTACCGCACTTGGAGCAGTTATCTACTTTTTTTTTTGAATCTTCTTTAACTGTTGGTTTTTCGTGAGTCCAACCTTTTTTGGCCATATCTTTATGATCTTGTTCAACTTTGGCCATTTTGCTTTTGCCAGTCTTTGGATCATACATCATATGTGGTTTGAATTTTTCGTCTTTGCCTTTTTTTGTTTCTAGCATTGCAGATAACCCATCTTTATAGCTAGAGCGTTTTGCTTCAGCAACAGCTTCGTTGGCAAACTTTGTATCGTAATCCATAGCGTGGTATACAGAGCCAACATAATCTGCGGCTTTTGTTATTTTACTCTGTTGCCAACCTTCGATGCCTTCTGCTTCGCTTACGCTTTTTAACATGTCATGAAGTTTAATTGCATACTTTGCAATTTTATACAAATCAGCTCTTGCCATTTGTACTTCATGATCACGTTCAGCCATGTCAGCTAAACTAGCTAAGCCACCTTCGTTTACTTGTTTTTTAATTTCATTGTGCCGCATTATACTCTCCGTATACATATTTATGCTTTATAAATAGTATTTATCTTTTGATGGCTTTGCCGCCCATTACGTTGGCCGTCATGTCTAGTGCATTTTTAGCAGTTCCGTCTGCGTTAGTAGCCTGCGGTGCTTTCGGTAAACCGTTCTTGCCTTTACCTACTTTACGTTTTGCACCAGGAACACTTGTTATAACAGAAACATCACCTGCACTTGTACCGCCTACTGTGGCAGTCTCATCTAACCCTGCTTGTGCTTTTTCAAGCATTGGCTTTAGTTTAGCTAATTCTGCTTTTACTTTAGACACTTTAGGATGCTTAGGATTTCTTTTAATTAGTTCTTCAAAGTGTTTAATTGCTTTTGCAATTGTTGTTCCTATAGCTGTTGCCGCTCCTGCATAAGTGGTAGGTGGAATTCTACTTGCTGCATACGCAACTGCTGGCCAAGCAGCAAGGGGTGTTTCTGAAACATTTTTAGAGGCTTCGCTCATATTAGGCTTTGTTTCTTTAGCT